GTCTTCCTGGAGTAGGCCGACTGCAGGAGCCCGCTCGAGCAGAAGTAGGGCACTTCGTTGGTCTGCGCATATCCTGATCCCTCATCTGCCCACACCTGGATGCCCTCGCTGCTTCCGTCCGCGCGCACGGCGCCCACCAGGACGCGGGGAGGTGACACTCCATCCAGCAGCTGATACGGAGCTTCGATCGCTAATTGGGCCGCGGGCGCCACAGGATCCCCCACGGGATCCGTCCAGCTGCTTCCGCTGGGGGCGCTGTAGGCGGTGTAATGTGCGGAGAAGACGTCCTCAACGATTTCGGCCTCGATCATCCCGTCGGTCAAGTTGCCGTAATCGATGCTGGTCACGCGGACGCACATATCGGTTATTCCCAGCGGCGGCCAGGTCAGCCGGAATGGACTCCCAATGCGGAGGGCCCAGGCCTTGCGATTCACTTTGATGCGGCCCTTGCCTATCGGGTAGCTGCCGGTGCACAACTCTCGGTTGCAGGCCTTTTGCGCTACGGTAGCGTTTGAGAAGCCTGGAAAATCCACCGTCTGGGTGGACAGTTCGCCGTTTCGTAGCGCGAAGTTGCCAGGATCCTGGGCTTGCACCATCCCCTGTTTCCATTTGCTGCGGTCCGTGTAGGTCGCCTTCACCTCATTCAGAGTGTCCTCCCACGATCCGCGCGAAAACTCGCACTCGGCGATATCGTCATCGTCAAATACCGGGATGGCCGCAGGATTGTAATCCGGACGAATCAGCTTCAGGGTCCAAAGACCGGTGCTCGGATCGGTGTAACAGACGCCGTCAATATGCTGCAACACGGTCTCGATAACCTTGTCGGCCTGCTGAGGACTGTCCACCTGGAGGCTCATGCCAAAGCCCTCGCTGGCGAGAGTTGCGCCGGCGGCTGCGAAGCTCGCGGCGTCAAAGCGCGCTGCGGGGAAGCCGAGGCCCCAATCACCCTGGAGGCATTCATAGATGATCTCCGCCGGATTTGCATCTCCGCCGATAGTTGTCTGAGCACTGCTCAATCCGAGGTTCGAAGGACAGCGCCGGAGCACGAATGCCAGGTTTTTGATGTATTGGCTGGTGCCCAAATACCACTTGTTGCAGACAACGTGACAGATGCGCCGATAGGCTGGGTAGATAATGCCGAGCCGGCCGCTCAAGTACGGATCGCTCTCCTGCGTTTGGTTTCCAGGGTAGAAGGTTCCCGGGCCCGAAATGCCTCCCTCTTTGTCTAAACCTCCAAACGCGTTCTCGGCGTCTACCGTTATGGACCGGCTACCGTCCGGATTGGCGCTCTGCGAAAAGTTGATGTGCTTCAGGTCCTCACCAGTGCCGGCCAGGATGTCCACCAGGGCGTCAACGGGGCCATGGCAGAGTCCCAGATCCATTGACAGGAAGTATCTGTGGCCGGCGGTGTAGGTGCGCCCGAACGCCATTATGCCCATGCTCTTTTTGATGGCCCTCACCCGGTAGTCGCCATAATAGACCACGTTGGGAGCCTTCAGGCAGCACGTGCCCCAGATGACGGGCAGGCTCCGGCCTTCCTCGGCCGTGGGGATCTGCATGTCTCCCAGTGAGGATGCCTTGACCTTCGGCGCTTTTTGGAGCAGGCCGGAGAGCACCACGGTCCCGGCATATATGAGCAGCGTGACCCACCAGAGCATCGTTCTACCCCAGCCCCGACGAAAACGGGTTCTTTGAAGGAATCCACGCCCAGCCCATGAAGTTGACCCCGTTATTGAACTTGGTGGTGCAGCCATTTGGCCCGGCGTAGGTATGATCACAGCCCGCATAGGCAAACACGGTATCCCCAGCAGCCAATCCATTCATTGGATTGATCAGGGTGATCTGATCGCCGGCGTGTGACACAATCATGCGCCGCGCCACCCCCCACTCGAGGTGCCCCGTCGTAAACCAACCGTCCGCTTTTGTGGCACAGGCCGCGATGGTGATCGTGAGCCCGTCCGGGCTGATGTTCTGAACGGTGCCCATCACCCGCCAGAAGGCATTTGAGAGTCCGCAGCCGGTGTCAAACAGGATCCGGTTGCAGGGTCGCTGGAAGCAGGCGGTGGCGATATTCCGCTTCAGGATCTCCGTGTCAGGGGCGCAGTCGAACTCGCATTTGTCATCTGAAGTGAAGCGGCCGAGCAGCACCCTGCCGGTAAAGGCCACCTTCATTTCGCTCTCAGCCTCGCCTTCATGCCCCCGGTAGATCACCAGGGTAAGCGGCGTGGAAGGAATAAAGGCAATGAACAGCTGCGCGATATCCTGATCCTTTGGAACTGTGACTTTTATGTGCCCGCCTTTAACCTCTGAGCTTGCGGAGGTGTTGGTCCGGCTGATGATCTGTGGGTGATAGGTCGCACCCTGGTAGATCTTCGCCTCGTCCGCGCTGGTGTATCTCCAGACCAGATCCTGGGTTTGGAAGAGATACAGCTCGAACGGCTGGCCGCTGCTTACGCTGCTTTCTTTTCCGTCATAGCTCATGCTGGGACCTCCAGGGGCAGCTCCACCAGCTCGAGCATGGTCTCGGCCACATCCCGGCTGTGCCAGGTCAGCTCTTGATCGTCAGCATCCAGCCGCACCAGGCGGAGGAATGAGATCATGCATCCGCCGGCGGGGATCGCCGCGCTCGCACTCAGGGCACTGGAAAGCACCAGTGTTTCTGTCGTGGCGCCCTCGCTGGCCGAGTTGATTTTCCGGTAGTACCGGATCCCGCTGCCGTCCAGCATGTGGAAACAGAGGTAGCGCCGGGCAAGATGGGGGAACTGGTATTTGGCATATCCGGTCTTTTCGATGACCAGGTTCCCGTTGCCGGCCTCCAATGTGGCCGCCTGCACCAGGTCATGGCGCCAGCTCGAAACCCAGAAAGGCCGCTGTCGCCCCTTGCGCAGGGCAAACCATGCTCGGCAGGCGGCGATTTCGGCTCGGTCGGTCAGGGTCCACAGGAAGCCATCGATGCGGCCCAAGGCCACACCGCTCCGATCCACCATTTGGGATGGTCCTGTTTGGAAATCGATCACCTGTGTATTGCGAGAATACTCTGTGGCGCGCTCCCTGGCGGCATTGGGATGGACCTCCAGCACGTCATATCCATAGACCAGGCTCGGGGACGCTGGGGCGACATCCGCTGCGGCATCGCACTGAAACGCCGCCTCGAGCGACGATAATGACGGAGATAGGTGATCCTGCCTGGCGTCCCCATCCCAGCGGCCGGTGAGAACCGGGACCGCATAGGTGAACCCATCCGCCGGCCACGAATTATTGAGCGGGGCGGTGGTTGTGATGCTGTCAGCTGCCACACCAAGAATCGTCGCCGCTTCATGTGTGAAAGGATCCCGCCAGAGGACTACGATCCCGCCCGGCGTGAATTTACGGTTGGCGGTGCTGCAATGGATCAGGCTGGTCAAGGCATCAGTCGATGCGGTGATTTTGATGGCATCAGGCCAGAAAGGAACGCCAAACGTATGGGACTGCTGGCTGTAAAGGAGCGCTTCTAATGCTGCGGCGACCCGGGCCTCTGTGGGAAGGACGCGATAGGACAGGTGGGTGCGGGGCCTTTTCCTCAGCGCTACTCGCTGTTCCTTGGCAGAGTATGCCAGGAGAATGTCGGTCAGATACTGGGTGCGCTCCTTCACCGGCTCAGACCAGTCGGGCTCGGCAGGGAAGACGACGATTCTGCTTCCGATTACCAGCACATCTGTGCCGCTCTCCCCGGTTACGAGAAAGGTCAGAATAGCCTGGATGGTTGCATCTCCATCACGGGGCACAATGGTCAGGAAGTCACGTGCCTGGAATGGTGCGAAGGTGAGGGGGTACCCCAGAGGGTTGTCGACGCTGACATTGCCGCTATCCTGGATTCCCACTCCTGTAAGTTCGGTGATCTTATTGCGGTGAGTGTTCCAGAGATTGGTCTGCCAGGTCACATCCGCCAGGACGAAACCACAGCTCTTTGCTCGCGGCGAGAGGATGGTTTTTTCGAACAGCTCCTCGAAACAGCCGAGGGCCTCGCCGTCGATCGAGAGACCTGGTTCCGCGCTCACCAGGGCGTCATTGTCGACGAACAAAGGATCGTCGCTTGCCCCAGGGAGACTATCCAGCAATGCCAGGCTGGAGATCTCGTCCAGACTATAGGCTACGTCGGGACTGATCCCAGGGACAGCCAGTGCGCTGACCTGGTCAAGCAAGATTTCGCCCGGGTAGTCTGGCATTACAACACCTTTTTGACGGCAAAACCGGGGAAGAGCTTATAGGTGTCCGCCCCTAGTTGGATTTCCGTGCCGGCCAGGTATCCGTTGCCCACTGCATTGGTTTGGAATACGGCAGGTGCCGTGCCGATCAAGCAGGGTCCCCCCTCATCGCGTTCAGCAAAGATCCGGATTGGGAGCAAAACAGCCTGAGAGTTGATGCTGCTTACGAGATATCCGGAAAGCGCATGGGTGTGAGGAATCTTCGCGGGCAGATCATTTTGTCCTCGGACCGTGCTATACCCGCGGCGCCCGGTCCACCCTTGCCTGGCTGCATCGCTGGGTCCGATTGAGACCCAATTGCCGGTAAATGTGTCTACATCAACACGAACAAAAGCCCCGTTGCTGACACCGTATTCGTCGGTGCCGTAATAAAATGGGCAACGGCTATTGGCGTTCAGCGGTGTATTGGCGGTATTTCCCCCTGCAAGGTGCCCATGGATATACGGTCCTCCCGTCCAATTGCCTCCGTGCTTGGTCAAAGCAAGCCCAAATCCCATGACCTGGAATAATCCCGCATTACGTTCCACGACAATGGTGTAGTGATCGCTTCCGTCATGGAAGAAATAGAAGGCTACGTTTGCGCCCGTGTTTACAGTGATGCCGGCTCCGCAAACCTTTCCATCCGTTCCAAGCGGTGCGCCAGTGAGACTGGCATACCAGGCAGATCCGATTCCGGCGTATGCAGTGCTCAAATAGCAGCAAAGGGTCGGAATATTGCATGAGTTATAATTCTGGCCGTCAAAGGGATTACCGATGGGACGTGTCCGCAGGTGCAGATAGTGTCCGTCCTTGTGCATGTGCACGCGCCAATCAGAGCCATCGGCCTGGGAATGATCCAGCGTCCACCCCTGGAGGACCAGCCAGGCGGCCAGCTGCTGGAGCAGATCATGTTGTGACGTCGCTGTACCTGTCTGATATGCCATTTATTTCCTCATGCCAGCTTCACCGCAAAGTAGTTCCATTTGCCGTTGCGGAACACATCCTGCACCACCAGCCATTGAATGCGATTCTGGGTGACCGTGTTTTCTGCAGTGTTCGCATGGCCGCTGACCCAACCCACGCCATCCATTTCCCCCCAGATATTGGCCGGCGCGCTCTCGCTCATAACCAGGGGCAGGATTGGATAACTGCCATCCAGGCCTGCCCGCAGGTCCTGCCCAACATAGCAGTCGGGGGTCATTTGCCCGCCGCTACCTGTGGGGTAGCGCCCATAGCCGCTGAACGCGGCGAACACCCCATCCGGGCGTCGGAAGCGGCAGGTGTGGTTATTATGGGTGGATGAGTTGCCCCCATACGACTTGGGGAAGGTGGACATGTAGTTACCGCTGTAGCTCCACCTCCAGTCTGTTGAGGTGGACCCGGGTTCTCCGTCAAACGCCATGCTGCCGCCAATCAGCAAGGGATAGGGCACTGCGGACGGATTAAGGTAAGGCGTGATCAGACCAAGATATGCGGCCATGTAAACGGTGCTGGTCTTGACCACGAGCACAACGCGACGTCCGTTGGCGCAGATCCAGAATGGCATATTACCCACGCGCAACAGGGGAAGCAGGGGACCCTTTGATGTCATCCCGCCGGCCTGGCCATAGAAGTTGAGTCCGGAGTTGTAGGCGATGTATCCATTGAGCCGGAGGTTGTCATAATCGCCCGTGACGTTCATGATCCGCTGCATGGCCACATAAATGGCACTCGCTCCGTCATTCCCCGGAGCCTTCCAGCAGGAGAATGCCGTCACGTCATTGGCATCGGTACTGAAGCGCTCCTGGACCCATGGGGGAGTCATGGTAAAGGTGACAGTGTCTCCCAATTCCCAGGGGGTGGTGCCGGCTACCAGGGTGCAGGAGCACACGGCGGAGGTGAACGGTGTCCCTATCGTCCCAGCTCCCAGGCTGCCGCTGACACTGCCGCTCACCGCGAAATTCGTGGCATCCGCGAAGGTCACGGTGATGACCTCGAGGACGCTTGCCGTGGTACCTATCAGATCGGTGATTGTGCCGGTTCCGACGCCCGCATAGAGAGGATCCAGGCTGTG